ACCTGAGATACGTTGGTTGATACCCATACCAATCTTGTCAGATAAAACCGACGCGTTATGTTGTTTACCACCTTTACCATCATAAGTCATCTTACAAGGTACTGAACCCACAGAATCCCAAAGGAAACATAAACTGTAATCCAATTCACCCTTTTCTTGAGCATCTAACAAACTGTTAATGTAGTCTGTAATTTGTTCAATGTAATCAAAGTTGTTGTTAAAGATAAAGAACCCGTCCCAATCCAATTCACCCGTTTCTTGGTCAACCACCTCATCACATTGAAAGCCCATTAATCTCGCATGTTCAAAACTCCACTTTTGTTCGGTGATAATAAACACGGGTAGAATCTCTTTCTTTTGAGCATCGGCAGCAGTTTTAATCATCGCAGTTGTTTTACCCGTATCTGAGTGACCCAAGAACATGTTGATATGTCCAATACCCGGGCCCGGTAAACCAACAGCATCTAAGAAATCAGAACCACAGTCAAAAAACCTTTGAGGTTTATATTTTGCCGAAGTTGAATATTTCTTTTTAAATGAAGAAAAATCAGTTGTTTTCTTTATTGCCATAGTATTTCCAGAATTCGTTAAAGGTTTGTAATTTATCACTTGCATTGGCTAATTTCTCCACAAAATTATCCATTTCTTCGATAATTTGGGGATGTTCTCCTATGCCAGCAGCATTTTCGAGATAAATCATAAGAGTCGCCTCAGCTTCCAAAATTTGAGCCTCATATTTCAACTTGAGGCTCTCATACATTTTTTGTTTAGTTTCTTTTGTCATAATCGTAAGAATTAAAAGGGTGGGGTTTCCCCCACCCAACTAACATAAATTAAAATGGTAGGTCTTCGTCAGGAGTAGAATCTGCCTGAGGGTCTTTATAGTTTGAACTGTTGTTAGAAGCTGTACCTCCAAAGGTTTCAGTTCCAACTTCGTTGTTACCATAAACATAACCACCTTTTTCGCTATCCCAACGTGGTTCTTCTCCACGAGCAAGAGCTTCCAGGTACTCAACCGGCTTTTTAGAATAAACATCTTGCCAGTCAAGTTCATCATTTACCCAACTATCCATAGTTGCTTTGTCCTCGTGAATAGGTGCGGGGTCATCATACATGATTGTTGATACAGTAGTGTATACAGCACCTTTAGGTGTCTTCTGCTTACTTAGTTCAATAATGAGGTCGCGTCCCTTTTCTGGGTCAGTGATATCACCCTTATTACGCCAAATAGGAATAATCTTATCAAGAATACCTTCATTTTTATAGTTGTGTTTGAAGCGCCAGAACTTCACTCCATCAGCCTCGTTGTCTCGGTCAATAACCTTAACAATGTAGAATTTACGAGACTTGTATTGTTTAGAAAGCTCTTTGTCCGATTCTTTACCGGTAGACATAAGCTCTTCATGAACCTCGTTAAGAGGTGAACGCTCGTTGTCATTTTTACCTGGGTCGTAGAACTTTTGCCACTTTCCTCCGACTTGGATTTCGTGATACCAAGCCTCCTTGAAGGGTGACCCGCCATCCTGTGTTGGGAGAATGCGGACACGGCGGGTGCCCGAGTTTGATTTGTCATCAAGGATAAGCGCGAAATATTTTTTCAAACGCTCGTCTTGAGACATTTTTCCGAAGTTTGCACTTCCGGATTGTTGGTTTTTTTCGTACTGTGCTAGTACTGCATCTAATGAACTCATAGAAAATTAATTTAAGTTAGTTAATGAAATATAGAAAATTGATTTCAAATTGTCAAATAATAAAAAAGGTTGTGTTGCCACAACCTCAATTATAGTATAAAATTCGAAATAATCAAAATTTGTAAGGTAATTGATTTTTATTGCTTGGTTGGAAAGTTTTTTTAATTTCTGCTGGACTTATCCCTTCAATATCATCTGTTGTTAAAATGTATTCATGCTTACCAGATTTTTCCCAATCTTCTTTTTTATCGTCAAAAAAATCGGATAGTTTCTTGTTAAATGGTCCTGAATCAATCGTTCTTAAAGCTAGTTTTTCTTCTGCCGATTTCGGTCTAAATTTTTCGAGTGCAAATTCGATATCGTTTAATTTGTTTACTAAGTTGTCCATTTCTGAAAGTTTCGATTCAAGGTTTTTAATATAACCAAATAGACTTTCAAAATATTCTTCTTGCTTACTTTCTATTTTTTTTTGTGAATTAACGAGGTCCGTAATATCTAATTGTTCTGTTCCGCTTTCACTTGTGTCAGCAGTATCTGTAATTTTTTCAACTTCAGTGTCAGCAGTCAAGTCAATCTTTTCTGGTGTTACTGGTGCCGCTGGTGCTGGGGAAGCAGCATCAATTTCCGGTTCGGGTAATCCAGGAACTAAAGGAGTTTCTTGTTCTAGAATGTACTTGTTGATTTTATGATGTCTTTCAATCTCTTTTAATATTTTCTTATCAATGCTCATTGGATTAACCGTTTAATAAATTTTTAATTCCGTTTGGTGTTTCTACGCGTACTCTTCTGTTGAGAGTAACATCATAACCGGCTCTTTCGATTAGACCATCTCTATCACGAATGGTATAGCAATCTCCGGTATCTAAGTCACAGACTTGCTTAGTGCCATCTCCATTATCTTTTTCAGAAACTCTAGTTTGTTTCCCAAGATATTGATTTAATAATGAATGAGTATTCATATGTGTGTTTTATTATAAATATACTCAAACTAGTATTAGGTACAAGTTGGAGTTACAGTGTTGATGAGGTTTATGTTGTTAGGAACCGGTGTAGGCGTAATTGTTGGTGTAAAAATAGGAATTGTAGTTGTTAGTCCAAGTTGTTTTGCCAAAATTACGGCATTTGTTAGACTAGCCGCCAGAGTCTGATTTTGGGTTTGTGAAGTTCCTCTTGGGTATGGCCAGTTTTGAAGATAATATCTTTCAATACTCTTTTGACGAATTTCACCTAAACTATTTGTAACACGGTCTCTTACAAAGTTAATGTAGGCTAGAGCACCGTCAAACACAGCAAATGGCATAGATACTTCGGTAGTGTTTAATGTTTTCATACTTCTACAAACATAAGACCTTCGGAAATAAAGGTCTGCAGTAGCACCGTAGTCATAGTTCAGAGTTATCTTTCCATAGTTGTTATTTGCAGATTCAAATCTGTTATCCACACCACTGGATGCATAAGAGAGCACAAAAATGATAAATTTCAAATCATCACTGTCTGTTGATTGGTTCAGTAACGAAACAAATCCAGCAGTGTTAATTGACGTTGTAACTCCGGCCACCGATTCATAACCCAAAGTATTTAAGTATGGTTCCTCCAGAACTTTTGACATACATGAGTTTTGAGTAGCACCACTTGTTCTTGTGTCTGTCGAAAGATTTGCGTTGTTACCTTGAGTGGTCGTTGTAGTTGTCCCTCTTGAAATATCTCTTGATTGTTTGTTTGCTGACAATAGTTTGGTTACAAGATTTTTATTAATTGCCTGCAGGTAACCCTCCAATAACGGAAGTGTAAAAACACTCTGTCTTATTCCGTTAAATTTAGTTTGAAACGTTCCAGGCGCTATTGTATGACTAACTTCAGTAATCATATAGGAACCATTAAATAATGGAACATGTCTTAGGTTGAAATACATCGTTGGTTGAATCAATGCATTACCAAATGAAATTACTTCACACTGGTAACTCATATTTTTGTAAATGTTATACAATGAAACATTCTGTGTTGCAGTGGTTCTTCCAGCCGCACTTGCAGCCATCAAATTAATTTGTTGAACGGATTCCGAAGTTGCTTTACCACCGTCTTGACTAATACTGAAGGAATAAAAAACATTTTGATTTCTAGTTCCAATATCTACGTTGAAGCCAACTACTCGGTTCGAAATAGACCAATCTTGTTTATCTCTTTGGTCTTCAATCAAAGGATTTAGTTCTGCCTCTCTTAAATCGAAAGCATCACTTCTGAAAAGATAATTCTTAGTTTCTCCCCTCAAATCAACATAAGTTGATGGTCTTTCCGTATAAAAACAAACTAATTTTGGCCCTGAGTTTCTATAATCAACACTTAAGAACGTTCCCCACATGTTGTTCGCAAAGTCTCTTCCTGGCTCAATGTTTGGTTGTGCATTAGCGCTTACGCTTTGAACATTATAGAAGTTCACATAGGCTGGCATTGGCATAACGGAGAAGTGGTTTTCTGTGAGTATACCACTAATAAACAGAAACACACTCATGTTGTAGTTCAAATTTTCAGGGTTAACCAATTTTTGTAGGTTGAAAATATCCAAAATAATCTTATCTCCTATGTTTCTGGATGCTCTATCCAAAAACAAGATATCCTCAAACAAAGTTTGATTTGTAAAATCAGAGCCAGCAATCCACTTATCATTCAAAGCTTTAAACATTTCATAAAGTTCAAC